GTGTAGAATTAAACCCTTACAAATCAATTACTTGAGAATGTATGGATAAAAAACTGTCGAAGTCTGTAGAAAAGAACTTAAATAGGGCTGGCCGTAAGGCTGGAATACCTAATAAAGCCACTACAGAGGCTCGTGAAGCCGTCAAAGCTATTTTAGATAGCAACCTACCTTTTATACAATCGTGGATACAAAGCACCGCAGAAGGCATCTATGATGACCTTGCTGGAAAGTGGATTGTGCAACCTAATCCTGCCAAAGCCTGCGAGATAGTACAAAACCTTGTTGAATACTCTGTGCCTAAGTTAGCCAGGACTGAAGTCGTTGGCGATGCTAAAGCACCTCAACGCATGGTGGTGTCTTGGAAGAAATAAAGCTAATACAAGGGGATTGCTTAGAAGTAATGAAAACCATCCTTGACAAATCCATAGACGCTATTATTTGTGACCTGCCTTATGGCACTACTGCTTGTAAATGGGACAGCGTTATACCTTTTGAACCCCTTTGGGCGCAATATAAGCGCATTATTAAAGACAATGGGGCAATAGTGTTATTTGCTAGTCAGCCCTTTACTACTGCTTTGATAGCGTCAAGCATTAAACAGTTTAAGTACAACTGGATATGGAAAAAACCCCAAGGCGTAGACCCATTTCAAGTAAAAAACAGACCTTTAAACAACATAGAAGATATATGTGTTTTTTCTAATGGTAAGCCTTTATACAATCCACAAATGGAAACAGGCAAGCCTTACTCTATTACAAGGGACAAAAGCCCTAGAGTAAATGAAGTAACTGGCGCATTAATGAAACAAACAACTACTATTAATGATGGTGTCAGATACCCCACTAGAATATTAGAATTTAAACAACAAAGAGGATTTCACCCCACTCAAAAGCCTGTAGATTTGCTTGAATATCTTGTAAAAACCTATACAAATCAAGGTGATACTGTGCTTGATAACTGCATGGGTTCTGGCACTACTGGCGTAGCTTGCAAGAATTTAAACCGCAAATTCATAGGTATAGAACAAGACGCTAATTACTTTGAAATAGCTTCAAAACGCATATATGGATGATTTAGAGGTTGAATTGGACTATTGTCCAAGAGATGTATTCCTAGACTTTCATGAGCGCCAAGAGCGTTGGGCAGTTATCGTAGCTCACAGACGCTGCGGAAAGACTGTTGCTTGCATTAATGACCTTATATACAAGGCTTTAGTTGATGGCAAGGAAGATGGCAGATATGCGTATTTAGCGCCATATTATGCCCAGGCTAAGAGTATTGCCTTTGACTACCTAATGCGCTTTTCAGAGCCTGTAAGGGCTAATCACAATGTTTCAGAACTATGGGTGGAATTAATTAATGGGGCAAGGATTCGTTTGTTTGGTGCTGATAACGCTGACAGTCTGCGTGGTTTGTATCTTGATGGCGTAGTGCTAGATGAGTTTGCCGACATGAAACCATCCTTATGGGGTGCAGTTTTAAGGCCTCTTTTAAGTGACCGCAGGGGATGGGCTGTGTTTATTGGGACACCCAAAGGGCATAACCAATTCTGGGAAATATATAACAACGCTACCAAAGATGACTCTTGGTATGTAAAAACGCTAAGAGCTAGTCAGACTGGCTTAATTCCCCAAGAAGAATTAGACGATGCTAGGAAGATGCAAACCCAAGACCAATATTTAGCTGAGTGGGAGTGTGACTTTGAGTCAGCCATTATTGGAGCGTACTACGGCAAGGAAATGCGTCAGCTTACCGACCAAGGCCGCATAAGAGAAATAGAGTATGACCCTATGTTTCCTGTGCATACAGCCTGGGACTTGGGTTACTCCGATGACACCGCTATATGGTGGTTTCAAGTGGTGCATGGCGAGATTAGATTGCTGGATTACCACTCAAGTAATGGTCAACCAGTAGCGTTTTATGCTGGCATTATTGCTAGTCGAGAACGAGAAAGAGGCTATGTGTATGGCACACATTATTTACCTCACGATGCAAGAGCAAAAACATTAGCGTCAAATAAGTCAATAATTGAGCAACTTTCTGACAAAATTGAGCTAAAATCTATGAAAATTGTGCCAATGTTGTCACTTCAAGATGGTATACAAGCAACACGACTAGCGTTAACTAGAGCTTGGTTTGACCATAAGTGTGAGGATGGCATTGAATGTTTAAGGCAGTACCAGCGTGAGTACGATGAGGACAAGAAAGTCTTTAGGGATAAACCTAGGCACGATTGGACTTCTCATGGTGCTGATGCTTTTAGGATGTTAAGTATTGCCTGGAAAGAAGAAGCTAAGTTGCCCACAACGGATAACTCCATCAAAGGGCTTTTGGTAGGACAAACTGATGTTAGCTTGAATGACTTGTGGAAACAAAAGCAAGTTGTGTCAAGAGGGAGAATTTGATGGCGAATGACAAGGCAACTGTAGACCACAGTTATGAAGACTGGTACAAAACCATTATGGGCTATGAGCGCTCATTTAAGCGATGGGAAGCCAGAGTTGACCGCATTGTAAAGAAATACAAAGATGATAGCCGCTACGACAGAAACCCTAATGCTCGATTTAACATACTCTGGAGCAATGTACAGACTATTCAGCCAGCTATCTTTGCAAGACTTCCTCGCCCTGATGTTAGCCGTAGATTTAGGGACAATGACCCAATAGGGCGTGTAGCCTCAATGATGCTTGAGCGAGCTTTAGAGTTCGAGATTGAGCATTATGGTGACTACAAGTCTGCAATGAACAACGCAGTATTAGACCGCTTATTAGGTGGTCGTGGCGTTAGCTGGGTTCGTTATGAGCCACACATTGTTGGCGAAATGTCAGGCGAAGCTGATGGCGCACCTGAAGATGGCTTTAGCGTTACCGAAGATACTGATGAGGCAGAAACTCCAGAAGGTATGGAGAATGAAAACCAAGAGCGCATTGAGTACGAGTGTTGCCCTGTAGATTATGTCCATTGGAAAGACTTTGGACACACAGTCGCTAGGACTTGGGAAGAAGTAACTGCTGTATGGCGCAAGGTTTATATGAGTCGCCCAGCATTGGTTGAGCGTTTTGGTGAAGAATTAGGCGGCAAAATACCGCTTGACACTAAACCTGACGACCTCAAGCAATCTTACAAATCTGATGATGGTGTATATGAGGCTCTAGTCTATGAAATCTGGGACAAAGAAACAGGAAAAGTATTGTGGATTTCTAAGTCCCTCGGAAAGATATTGGATGAACGAGATGACCCATTGGGCTTGGAAAACTTTTGGCCTTGCCCAAAACCTCTCTACGCCACTCTTACAACTGATAGCCTTGAACCTATCCCTGATTTCGTCATTTACCAAGACCAAGCAAGAGAGTTAGATGTTCTGTGCGACAGAATTGACGGCTTAATCAATGCCCTTAAAGTGCGTGGTGTATATGACGCCTCTAACAGCGAATTAGCACGACTGTTCTCTGAAGGCGAAAACAACACCTTGATACCAGTAAACAACTGGATGGCATTTGCTGAAAAGCAAGGCATGAAAGGTGCTATTGACCTTGTAGACATAGCCCCATTTGCTAGTGCGTTGCAACAATGTTATCAAGCAATGGAGCAAGTTAAGGGTCAAATTTATGAATTGATGGGTATTGCTGATATTCAGCGTGGTCAAACCGACCCAAGCGAAACCCTTGGCGCACAGATTATCAAGTCAAACAACGCTGCTGGTCGCTTAAAGACTCAGCAACACGCAGTCGTAGACTTTGCTACTTCATTGTTAACCATTAAAGCGCAGATTATCTGCAATCACTTTACTGATGAAACGCTGATTCAGATTTCTGGTGCAATGCAACTGTCTGAACAAGACAGGCAGATGATTCCACAGGCTTTAGCCTTATTGCGTAATGAAGCCAGTAAAAACTTCCGCATAGAAGTTACTTCTGATTCAATGATTTACCAAGATGAGCAGCAAGAAAAGCAAGACCGTATTGCTTTCTTGTCAGCCGTTAGTTCATTTATGCAAAGCGCCTTACCTGCCGCACAACAAGCGCCTGAATTAACCCCAAT